GTCCTTCTGCACGCGCTGTATCTGCTGAATGGTGGCGCTCTGGTCTTCCAGCGTTTTACTGACCGTCTGTGTGATTTCATTGCGGGTTTCTGTGATGGTGGTCTGCATTTCCGCCATCTCGTCCTTCAGCTGACTGTTGTCAATCTCTGCCCACAGCGCCTCTGCCAGATGCGTTTTTCCTATCTTTTCCCGGAAAAGTTCCAGATAGCCCGCAGCATCATTGCTCGCCCGTCCACTGGCTTCCACAAACGCAGATTTACCCACCAGGTTGACGCTGCGCACATAAAACCAGAAATCCTTTCCGGGCTTAATGTGCGGACCGGAGACACTCCACTGACTGCCGGTCCCCAGATAACGGGCAGAGGTTTCCACCTGTGCGGCGTCTGCAATTTTTGCCTCCGAAAACCAGAACTCAAACTGCACCGTCGGGTCATAAATGGTCAGTTTCGGGACTGCCGTTATCTGAAAATACCCCGGCGTCAGTTCAACACCGGCAGGCGCTGCCGGTGCGTTAATCCGGAACGTGGTGGTGGCGGGTTCGCCCTGCTGGCCATAGCTGTTAATCGCCCTGACCGTCAGGGTGTATTCCCCGAGAGGCAGGCCACTGAAACGGTGCTCCGTATCGGCAGTGATGGCGGTGGTCACCAGACGGCTGTCTTCTCCGCTTCCGCTGGTCAGGCGCAGACTGAAGCGCACACCCTTCACCACCCGCGGCGTGTCCCATTTCGCCTGTGCCAGATACTGACCGTCAGCCGCGCTCACCTCCACTGTCAGGTGCTGCACTGCCGGTGGAATAACGCTGTTCAGGGTGCCTGACTGCGGCTCAAAGCTGGCCCCGTTATCCACGATGGCTTCTTTTTCCGGTACGTGCTGCACCGCCGTGATGGCAAAGGTGCCGTCCGTGTTTTCCCGGACGGAGACACAGCGGAACAGGCGACGACGCAGTGACGGCAGGGAGAGTCCCCATACACCGTATGTCTCCACGCCATCAGGCAGGGTGCTGACCTGTATCCGGTCCGGCGCGGGGTGTGCAGTGATGGCCACGCTCACCGGCTTACCGCTGCCGTTAATCAGGTTCACCGTGGCGGCACCGGTCTCCGGCAGGGTCACCTCACGGTCCAGTGTCAGGGTGCGGCTGGCGGCATCGATGGACAGGATACGTCCGCCGGTCATGGTCCCGGCATAGTCGTTATCACAGATTTCAATAATGTCACCGGGTGTGTGACGCAGCCCCTGTGACCCGAGCGTGAAATCCACCGTCTGCGTTTCCAGCAGTCCGGTCTTTATCACCCACAGCCCGGCACGGTGGGCCTGACCGCGACTGGTGCAGCCGAACGCATCCATCTTCAGCAGGTTGCGTCCGTAGCGCAGTATGGCTTCCGGGTCTTCCACCAGTTCCGTGGAGGTCTGCCAGCCGTTCTGCGGGTCGGTGTAATTCACCTCCACCGCCGTGTGGCGGTCCTTCAGGGCGCTGAAGCTGTAGCGAAACCCCACGCCGTTATCATCCACCACCACATCACTGCTGGTGTACGGCCACACCACATCTGACGGACGGTCCTGCACAAACGTCAGCGTCTGCCCGTTCCATACCGGCATACAGCGCATCGCCGAGCAGAAATCACTGAGAACGTCCCACGCCTTACGCTGTTGTGACAGGTACGCATTGAAAGTCATCCGCGGCTCTGTGCCCCCGAAACCATCCGGGACCGTCTGGTCGCAGTACTGCGCAATGGCATACAGCGCCCACTTGTCCACATCCGCCGCCCCCAGGCGTTTTCCCATGCCGTAGCGCGGGTGAGTCAGCATGTCCCACAGGCACCAGGCCGGGTTGTTGCTGTATGCCGGTTTCAGGCTGCCGTCCCAGATACCACTGTACGTGCGTTTTTCCGGGTCATAGTTTGACGGTACCTGGATGATGCGACCGCGGATATGGTAGTTCACCGTCATCTGCTGACCGCCAAACTGCTCCGCATCCACCTGCAGCCCCACAATCGCCGTGTTCGGGTAGCACTGTTTCACATCGATGATTTCGGTGTATGACGACCAGAGCGTCTTATTCTGCAGCTGGTCCGTGGTGCTGTCCGCCGTCTCCCTGACCATCCGGATGTTAAAGGGGCGGGGAGGCAGATTATCCAGAATCACCGACGCCAGAAACTGCGAGGTGGTCTTGCCGTTAATGGTGACATCCTTTTCCGTCATCCATTTACCACCACGCTCAAGCTGAATCAGCAGGCGGACAGACGTCGGGTTACGGTCACCCTTTGAGGTGGTCTCCACCAGTGACTGCACCCCGAAGGTGACCCGCAGGCGGTCAATGTTCGCGGACGTAATGGTGCGCGTCACCGGCTTTGCCTTCGTCACTTCCACGCCCAGTCCGGTTTCAGCTCCGGAGGACTCAAAGCCTTCAGGTGGTGTCTGCTCCTGCTCCCCGGCGCGCCAGACCGCTGTCACACCATGTATCACAGGATTACCGTCCGTGTCCGTCAGCGGGGTTTTGTTCACCAGGATACTCTGCAGCCCCTTCACCGGACCTTCAATCGGCCCTTCACCAATCGCATCAATCACGCTCATCATCTGCGTGGACTTAAGATTGTCCTTTGCCTCAACCGGCGTGTGCGCCCTGCCGCCACCTTTGCCCATTGTCTCACCCTTTACTGTGATAACTGTTACGCACAAAAACAACAGGCATCCCGGAGGATGCCTGTATCATGACTGAATAAAAATTCTGAATATCTTCACATTTTCTGTACGCCCCCGTGGCAGATATCATTCCCGGGCGTTACAGTTTTTTCGGGCCAATAAAAACAAAACTCCCTGTGGTTAATCTTCATTTTCTGTTCCCGCAGCCTTCGGTCACTGCGGGATTTTTTCGCTTTTATGCCTGCCGCCCGATAACCACCACCTTCCCGTCACCGCCTTCATCACGGGTGCTGATGTCCTGGGAGATTCGCCGGGAGCCAACCAGCATTTCACCGTAAGGCACCGGCATCGGGTTCCCCTGGGCAATCATGTTATCCAGTGAGGAAAAATACGTGTTCTGTCTGCCGTTATCCGTTGCGCGGTAATCCGGTGTTTTTGCCTTCGGGGCAAGCATCTGAGCCACACCACCCAGTATCATGCTGGCCCCCAGTGAAAACAGCATCGTGGTGGCAGAAAAACCACCGGCTGCCAGGGCTGAACCCCATAACGCCATTGATGCCCCGGCAGTGAAGAACGACCCCACGATGGCCGCCGCCCCCAGCACAATCTGCAGTCCGCCCTTTCCGGCTCCGGCCAGTCGCGGCACAATATGGATGACCGCCCCCTCACCCAGAGGTTCGTGAAGACGGGCGTACACCGCCTCCGGTGCCGTGTCCTCACCGCGAATACGTATCTGGTACCAGCCTTCGTTCATCTGACGGCGGAATCCCGGCACCTGTAACGACAGCGCCCGGATGGCCTCCGCTGCCGTGTTCACATACAGGCTGAGGCGGCGGCCAAATCGTTGCAAATCCCCGTGAAGGCAGATGCGTGCCAGTGGCGGTGACGCCAGACAGAATGCGTTCGTCGTTGCCATTTTTCGGAATACCTCTCCCGTTTACTCAGTTGTTCAGGCAGATGGTGAAGCAGTTCACCGTTGCCGCAGTATATGGCGGCATGATTGGCCACCGATGCGCCAAAGCAGCACAGCAGGATATCGCCAGGCTGTGCGGAAGGCAGGGAAATCCTGTAAAAACCAGTCGCCTCCATATTGTCCAGGTACAGGTTCTGACCATTGCGCCACCAGTCATCCTCACGCTCAAAATCCGGCATATCAGTCCCCGCCAGATGGTATGCATCCCGGAACAGCGTGTAACAGTCCGTCACCCCGTGTTCAAAGCGCCGTCCGGTCAGGTGCGGAACGCAGCGGAATTTGTGAATGTCACCCTGGCTGACCAGCCACCAGGGCAGTGCGCTTTTTATCTGCAGCCGCCGGTCAGCCTCGCTCAGCCAGGGCAGACCACCGGGATGACTGTGAACCAGCGCCACAATCTCCCCCGACATCTCTGCCCGCAGCCAGTCTTCCGGTGCGATACGAAAATACGCCTCCGGCTCTGCGGAAATATTCACACACGGCAGATACCGCTCCCCCTCCGGCGTGCTTATCACGAAGCCGCACGACTCCGCAGGCGCACACCGCCGGGCATGCGCCAGAATCGCTGATTCAGTCTGTGTCATAAACCGGGATTTACTGCGAAAGTTTATTGATGGAAAGGAAACCGCCAAAATTAGCCACCATGCCGCGCATCTCACACCCGCGCATGCACTTGCTGCATCTGTCCTTACGGATATCCGTGGTGGGGTTGTCGAACTCATCCGCCACCGCAGGACCGTTATACCCGCATTCATCTCCCCGGTAATCCCACATACAGGTGTTCGCCAGCATGATGCGACCAGGAAACAGCGCCCCGTCCGTCTCCGTCGGTGTTGCCAGCACAAACGAGGCCGTCATGGCCGTCAGCTCTGACATCTGCTCCACCACCCACCGGTCAGTCAGCTCCTGCTCCGGGTCGGCCTCCGGATTGCCTGCCACAAAGTTCACCGCATCCAGAAAACGCGCATACACCCGGCGGCGGACCACCGTGGCACCCACCAGGCTCTGCAAATCCTCCGCCATCCCGGTGACAAGACCGAACAGATTGGACACCGTCAGCGACGGGCGGGCACTGCTGCCCTTTCCGTTCATCTCAAAGCCGCTGCCCTCAATCGGGTACGCCTGATATTCACGCCCCTGCCAGGTCACCGGCACCCCTTTTTCATTCAGCTCATTGCAGA